ACCGCCTTCTGGAACCATACTTTTGTCAAAGTCGTCTTGGAAGCAAGATGAATGGAATTCGCCGTTTTCGTCCAAAATAGTTACATAGAAGAAATCAAACTTATAAGGACAGTGCCACATTAGTGTTCCATCTTTTTTGAGTTGCCCTTTTTCTTTAGCGAAGCCGCATTGAAGCTTGCCACCAAAAGAGCCGTCTTCTGGAAAACCTTTATCTATGGCGAAGTTTGATACAGCATCCTTCTCATCAAAATGCTCCAAATAGTCTTGAATTGATGCCAGTTGCATTTCAAAGCCTTCCAAGTCATCATCATCAATTGGATTCATCTTCATTAAGCCATTCTTGTTTAGATCAAACTTTAAAAACAAAAATTCAGAGCTTCTATTCACATATTCTGGGAAAAGGTTTTTTACAGCCAAACAATACATGTAATCCTGTAAATTGTCTTCCTTTTCCTTGCCTTCAAACATTTTCTTTGAGGTTTTGTAGTCGCGAATAATTGCGATCTTCTTTTCTTTGTATAGAAATAACTGGTCGATAAAGCCGCGAATGTGATAACCGTTTTGTTCTATGTTGAAATCTAACTCGGCATAAGATTCGTCTGGAATGCCCAACTCTTCTCCATGAAAGTTGCAGCTAAGACCGTTGAGAATCATCTCCTTAATCATGTTCATATTTTCGTCATCGGTGACACCCAATTCAGAAGCATCGGACATAATTAAATCTTTAACAGCTTTAGACGCAAAGGGGTCTTGGGCTTTGACAACCTTATTGAAGTGCGTTTTTGTTTTTTGTTTGGATAAAAATTCAAACACATTATGACACACCGTTCCTCGTCTAGCGCCATCATTGTTTGTGTCTGGAAGCTTTTGCTTATACTTGTTCCAATATATCCAACTACAAGATTGCGCGGTCTTGATTCTACTGGCGCTCAATGCCACCTCAAATTCTGATTCTTTTTTATCCATTTAAAATTTTAATTAATTTTTTGCAGTGAGTGTTTTTCTTTAACTCATCTGATTCCTGAATCTTTTCGATAATCCAACTTTGAATTTTTGGATCACTCAAAACCCAGCGCTCTGACCTATTATACCAATCGTCAAAATTTTTATTCTCAACAAGCATGTCGCCAAAATCATTGGCTGTTGGTGGATTGATTTTAATTAGAGAGAGGTCAAATATTTGAGATAGTTTAGCGGCAGTTTTAATTGCTGCGTTGCCACCAGAGTTGACTTCTTTTGTGTCGTCGTTGTTTGTGGCGATAATAATCGCGTCCAAATCGAAACCATTTAAATAAGAAACAAGTTTAGCCGAAGCGTCCAAGCCAAATGTCACCAATACATTCTTGTATCCAGATTCGTGCAAAGCTAGGCAGTCACCAATACTTTCAACTAAAATAACCGACTTGGTTTGGGAGATAGAATCTTCGCAAATGTGATTTGGATAAACCCAACCACTTTTTCTTCCCATGTGTTTCCATTTTGGAGACTTATCATCGTCAACAATGGAGCGACCAGAAAATCCGTGAATTTGACCATCTAAGTTGTAGATGGGGAAAACAACCCGACGATACATCTTGCCGCCACCAGCATAGCCGCATTTAAATTCTTTTTGTGTTTCTGCGGAAATACCCCTCTTTTCATAAAAAGTTGTCATCGGCAAAAGTTTATCTAAGTGGGACTCTGGGTAAATTTTTTCCATTTCTATTTTTTCTTCTTGATGTTTTGATGGTTGATACTGCTCTGGGTTATCAATAAGATATTCCTTTAACCTAATTGGATCTTCTGTTTTTAAAGTTTCCTTAATTAAAGCAGTAAAAGGTTTTGCTTGGTTGTCCCCGCCAAAATCCCTCCAAACCCCAGAATCTTTATATATAATAAGAGAAGTGTTTGTTTTTCCATTTCTAAAGACTGCGCGAGTTCTCCAGTGGTTGCCACAATCTTGCAGGGGATAACCTAATTTTTCTAATGAGTTTCTGTAATGGTTCATAGGTCGTCGAATGAAGGGATTTGATCTGATTGGCTTCCGATTAAATCACCACCAGTATTTCTAAAGGTAACAATATCTCGCAGATCACCACACTCTGTGATGTTGAAATTTTTGAAACCTAAGTTTATGAAGTTCTTACGAAGGTTGTCGCCAACTTGAACTGGCTCAACTGCGCCAGCAATATCTTTACCTAAATGGCGAGCCTTAACGTTAATGAGTTTATGTGTTCCAAATTGATTACCTTCTTCAGCTACTTCGTCATTAGTTTTTTGACGGAGGATAAACATGTGAGAACAGAATTGAGTAATCCGATCAGATAGCGACACGATAGATTCATCATCAATAATGTTAGCACTTTGGCGATTGGTTGTAATGCCGCTACGATTAGATTGTACTGATGTAATCATTGGAATTACTGGAAGCCCTTCTTCAAGGATTTCTTTTTGGATGCACTTCTTAAACTTGTCGACCATCTCACCGACGAGTTGCCATTCGTTTTTGTTCGCGGAGCCAGAGTCTGAAGATGTTTTAATATAATCAAAAGAAAAAACCATCTTGTTGCCACGACCGACTTTGGAATAATAAAATCTTTTCAGTGTATTAATCATTGAGTCAACATCCATACCACCAACATTGTAGTAATAAAATTTTAAGTTCTTAACTTTGTTCCAAACTGAACGAACTCTTGTAACTGTTTCTTCGCCAGCTTGTCTCCATTTGCCACTTTCGAGCAAGTATGCTGGCACACCAGATAAAGCAGCGCATTGACGAATGATTAATTCTTCTTTGCTCATTTCTCCATTATCAAAGTGCAATACAGGAACATCATACCTTGCCGATACTTTAGTTGCGTAATCCATACAGAATTGAGTTTTACCAACACCAGAACGAGCTACAATAACTGTAATATTTCCTGGGCGTAAGAGTGAACCATAAATATCGTTGATCTTTTCATGGGGACCCATCATGCCAAATTCCTCTAGTGGGTTATTACCTCTTTCTTCAATGAAGTTTTCCATCTCCTCATAAATATTTTCTGGAGTATCGGAACCAACTTCAAACAAATTAATTTTCTCATTATAGATTTGGTCAGCGCACTCCACTATCTTTAGGTACGATGTATCTGGAGAAATCCTCTTCATTGAGTCCGCAATTTTCTGTGCGGTTTTTTGAATCTCTCTACGGACGCTATACTTCTTTAACTCTTTAATTGAGGATTCGATCTTCTCTTCTGAGTGAATCTTGCGCATAGAGAGTGAGCGCACATAATCAATCAAAGAAAGATCTTCTTCAAATTTAATCCCAAGGTCTTTAATTCTTTGGACTAAAACAATTTCATCAATTTGTTCGTCTTGCTCGCAAGCTCTTTTTAGTACAGCAAACAAAGTTCTATGCAAAAGCGAACCATCGTAAAAATCTGATTCTCCAATCAAATGGATAAAGTTCACGAGAACTTTAGGCTTCTGGATAAAGGCGGCTAAAACCTGCTTTTCGATTTCGAGACTATATATCATATACGACGAATAATACATACGTCGCACCTGTTGTCAAGCGTTAATCTGATTCTTGACCAACTTCGTAGCCATTTTGGGAGTATTCCTCCAAGTAGGCCTCAATAGACTTGATTAAGCCAGACTCTGTGATCTGAGAGTCGCAGCTTGTGTAAACAATCGGCGTACCTTCTTCGTCGCAGTAGGCAATAATGAAACCTTTATAAGATTCTGCGCCTCCAGTTAGCTCGTAAAGCTGGGTCAAAATCTTCTCTGGCAGTTCGAATTGTTTAAATTTTGGCTTTTGCATGTAGTGTATTTTACACTAGTTGAGGAGATTTTCGAAAAATTCTTCTGATAATTTATCGTCTGGGTAAATCTGCAAGAATTCTATATCATTAAGCTCACAAAAGTCCATTTTTTTATCATCCCTGCGGATTTGGCGCAAAAAATTTGCTCTTGTTTTGTGAAAATGTTTAACAAACTTAAGATGTTGAGCGCCCTGAACTTCTATGGCAATTTTTCTTGTATGGTTGTAGAAATCAAGCGACAACTGCGTTCCCGCCACTTTAAATTCTTCGTATACAGCGTCATGTTTCCAATGTTTATAGAGATATTTTCTTACCTCTGCTTGAAATTTACTACGACATTTGCCATTCCACTTAATTTTATATTTGTGGGCGTTTCTTACAGGCTTCTCTTTACCGTATAAAGTTAAAAATTTCATAAAAATAGTCACGGACACCCTTGGGGATGATATCAGTCTGCGAACCTAGATCCTTCCAAGAAGCAGGGCCAAGGGGCCGTGAAAAAGAAACCCCCTGTGGTGCAGATCGTTGAGAGCTGTAGGGGGTGTTGATAAAATCATTTACACCAATTCTCCGATATTGGATTTAAAATAATTTATTAAAAATTTAGAAAGCTCTTCATTTTCTTCAACCATTTTAAACAGATTAGCCTCTCCTTGGATTTTTTCTGGCAAAT